CCCACGATACGCTAACCTTCGGAACGGACGGGGGCATAAGGCTGAACGAGCCGGTAAGTTTGAATTTCGGCACCTTCGGTTTCGGAATCTTCCACGAGAAATTAAAGAATCCCTTAATCTTATCAACCGCCGCCTGCACCTTATCGCGCGCCCATTCAATCTTTTCCTTGATAGAGTTCTTTATGTCATCAAACTTCTCTTTGGCCTTGTCCTTGATGTCCGTAAATTTCTGAACGACCTTGTCCTTCATATCCTGGACTTTCTGGACAGCCTGATCGCGAGCATCCTGTATCTTCTCTTTGATCTTATTCTTTATCTCGTTGAATTTATCAATCGTGTTCTGCTTCAAGGTCGTAAACGTCTGGACGACTTTGTTTTTCAATTCAAGCGCTTTGGCTTTGACCTTGTCCCAGTTCTTCCAGAGCGCAATGCCGGCGGCGATAACTGCCGCTATTGCGATGACAATGCCGACCGGTCCGCTCAGGATAGCAATCACAACAGTCATCAGGCCGGCAAAGGACTGGATACTGCTGATAATGCCGGCGATCATGCCAACGATGGGCCCGACCACCGTTATTACAGTTCCAATCGCTCCTACAATCGTTCCAATGGTGGATATTATCGTGCCGAGGATTACCAGCAGCGGCCCGACCGCCGCCACAATCATGCCGATGGTAGCAATCGTTGTCTGCTGTTCTGGAGTCAGGCTGTTAAAGGCGTCAACCAGTTTCTGGATGAAACCGGCTACCTTTTCGATGGTAGGGGCCAGTGCCTCGCCCAGGGACGTCACCAAAACATCAATGGACGATTTCAGCTTTTCCAGCGAACCGCCGAAGCCTGACATCATAGCGTCCGACATTTCCTTTGTCGTGCCGGAACAATCAGACAGGGCTCCATCAAGCTCGCTGACATCTTCGGGCGATGTCCGAATCAACGCCAGCCACTTATCCATCTGGTTCTTTCCGAAGATAGCCGAAGCCGCCGAAAGCTGTTCGGATTCTGACAGGCCTTCAAAAGCGTCATGCAGTTCTTTCTGAATCTGCACAGAGTCCTTCATGCTTCCGTCAGCGTTCGTCACGGAAATGCCCAGTTTGTCAAGCTGTTCGGCACCTTCCTTTGACGGGTCAACCAGACGCGCCAGACCGGTCTTAAGGGACGTTGCCGCCTCTTCCGCACCGATACCAGCGTTAGCCATGACGCCCATGTAAAGGGCCGCGTCGTTGACGGAATACCCTGCCGCCGCAAAGACGGGAGCTGCCGTTGACATAGCAGATGACAGTGAATCAATGTCAAGGGCCGTGTTGTTACAGGCCGTGGCGAAGATGTCAGCATAATTCTCCGCATCGTCAAAGCTGTCACCGAATCCGTTAATGGTAGCAACAAGGCCGGCGGAAACAGTGTCCAGATTGCCGCCCTCACCTGCTGCCAGATTCATGGCAGGAGCAAGGGCCGCCGCAGCTTCTTCCGCTGACAGACCGGCACGGGCGAAATTCAGAGTAGCGGTCGCCGCATCATTCATGCCGAACGTGGAATTGCCGGCCGCATCCTTCATGGCCTTATTGAGCATTTCTACCTGCTCTTCGGTGTTGCCCATAGTCTTGTTGGTCAGCTGCATAGTCTTATCAACTTCCGCAAACTTCGCAACACCTAAAGCGCCGATAGCCACAAGCGGGGCCGTTACTTTTGTGGACAGTTCCGTGCCTACGCTTGTAATGCTGTCTCCGACTTCCTTAATCTTGTTGCCGGCTTCCTGCATCTTCGTGCCCAACACCGATGCGGCGGATTTGGCCTGCTTTTCAAGGTCTTTCAGATTCTGCTCCGTCTCAATGATTTCTCTCTGAATAGCGTCATATTCCGCTGTGCCCTCAGAGACTTTAGACTGAGCATCCCGCAGTTCCCCGATACGCTTTTTGGTATCCTTGATAGCGTCACCCAGCAGTTTCTGTTTCTGCCTGAGCAGGTCAGTATTGGTCGGGTCAAGTTTGAGCAGCTTATTGGTGTCTTTTAAGGCCCCCTGTGTTTTGGAAAGCGCCTTGTCGACTCCACTTAATGCTTTTTGTAGTTTTGTGGTATCGCCGCCAACCTCAATAGTGATACCTTTTATGCGTCCAGATGGCATGGGCCACCTCCGTTAAAACCGATTGTAATCGTCCTGTGTTGCCATTCGAACCGTGTCGCCGCCGCCTTTTTTATCTGTTTCCGCCCTGTCGTTGTTGGATTCCGTCCACATGTCAATGACCATGCCTATTGTGAGCAGTTCCAAATCCCGAATCGGCAGACCGATTTCAAGGCAACGAAGATGGAAGAGGGCGGTAGTCATCTTCCGCCCTGTCCCACTTATTTTTTTTTAGGCTGGATGTCCGTCTGCATATTCGTGGCCCACATGCCGAAGATTTCAGGCAGAATCTGGTAAATGTCGAATGTCTCAAACTGTTCAAGCCACTCGTCAATGTCTGCCGGTACTTCCGGATTCGCATGTCTCGCCATGATATAAGCGACATTTTCAAAGATTTCAAGGCTCTCGATTCCGAGCGACGACATAGAAGCGCCTTCCTGATTTGCAAAATCTTTCTGCAGCGCTTCCATGTCCACTAAAATGTCCCTGCCGAACTTCAGCCGGTAAAGCCTCGGAATAGCAGCGGAAGAGCGGAATTTAACGTCCTTGCCGCCAATGCTGATAACTACTTCCGTCATATTATCCCCCTTCCCTTGTCTGATCAGTTGCCCGTGGTCGTACCTGTACTGCCGCCCGTGGTTCCTGCGGCCGCCGCAGGAACATAAACAGCGCTGTACCAGCCTGCGTATGTAGTCGTATCGGTGCTGTCGCCGGTCTTGGCTTTTACAAGGCCGTCTGTTCTTGGCGTGCAGGTGATTGTCAGGGACTCAGTCTGGGGTTCGATTGTTTCTTCCTTTGTCTGAGAGCCGACCGCAGGGCGGGACGCAGAGCAGTTGTACATGACGTGACGAACCGCATTGACATCGCCGGAAAACTCAAACAGCAGAGCGAACTTGGTCGCCTCACCGCCGTCAGCATACTCAGCAAGGACGCCGTTAGTATCAGCTGTCTCACCGAGGATATTGGTTCTGAACCACTCAGGAATCAGGGCAAGCTCAAGGTCGCCGGAATAGCCGTTATTGCCACGACTCATGAAATACACAATATCGTCAGCGTAGAAGGGGCTGTCTTCGCCTTCCGCTTCCAGTGACAGGGACACAGCGCCGGGAATGGCAACAGGTGTCGCATAGCTGTATTCGCCGGAAGAGATGGTCTGAATAGCGGCATATACATTCTTGATGCCGTATTTGATCTTGTTAGGCATTTATATTTACCTCCGTGTAATACGTGACCATGAACATCTTCTCGGAATCGACGTAAGTCTCAGTCCGGGAGAACGCCAGGTCATTCGCTGTCAGGACGGATTCCACCGTTTCTTCCAGCGTGAAATCTTTTTCGTCTGTGTAAAGCTCGATGACAAGGGGACGGACAGGTGCATAGTTGACATTGTCCGCTTTTACGTCATTGTCTCCACTGTAATAAAACGTGATAAAAGGCGGCTGGATTCCCGTGCCTTCCTCAAACTGGTAATAGGCACAAGGGATTCCGACCGCCTCAATCATGGTCGCTATTTGTTTGTAGGTCATAATTTCAGTCTGACCTCCGTTTCAAAGGTCTGCGTCAGCTCGGACTCGACAGGCGCTATATGCGACCTGCCTGCCACTCTGCCGCCGCCTCGTTTTGCGTGTCCGTTCTCCAGCAGATGCGGAAGGCCGGGATGTCTGTTATAGATGGTCGTGGTGTTTCCAAAACGTGTCTTTTCGGTCTGATACGTCCATCCTGACGCATACTTGCCGGTTCCGCCGAACGAAGCCTTGGACGATGCCCGAAGGGCCTTAGCGCCCTTTTGTCCCATCTGTCTGGTAATGGAATCGACATTATCCGAAACTTCATCGGCGTATTCCGTCAGTATCTTCTGGATATCGCTGGTCAGACGTTCAAGCGGTGTCGTTGCCATTAGTTCCGCCTTTCCGCTCACAGTACAGCTCCACCTTGCCGGAATTGGCGCGATAAGTACGATATACGGAATATCTGACGCCGTCCCGAATCAGGATTGTCTGGCCGCCATAATCAAGAGCCACCATGACGAACCGAAACTGGGGATTCAGACCGTTCCGACCGCCTTCGAATATCTCCTGTCCGTAGAGGGAATCATAATATCCATAGACGGTCTTCTCAGTCTCAGTTTTCCGTCTTACCCCGTAATCATCTTTTGCGTAGGACGTACTTACAAGTACGGCAGATTCAGGTGTCCTCATATCCCGCCGCCTTCCTCAGCTCGTCCACCTGCAAGCGGTAGTCCTGCTTGTTTGCTTTGATGTCATTCGAGTCGATACTGAACTTCCATCTGGTAAATGACCGGACGCAACCAAGGACGCAGGGGTCTGA